TATTTAATGCTGCTTTAGAAACTTTAGCTGCTTCTTCTAGAACCTTAGTAACTTCCCACTCAGGATTCTGCGCAGCAATACCTTCGGCCACTTTTGCAACATAACTCTTCACGGCCCCAAGCTCGGGATAAGCATCGTAGAAGGACTTAGCTACCTCCTGCATACTTGTCTGCCGTGTCACAACGGTAGGAACCATCTCACCTACGAAGTCAGTTGTGGATTTCGCCACTACCTGTAACGCACTGGTGAGGAAAGTCATGAACTTTTCCTTACTCTCCATGATCTCATCGAAATCCACTGATTCGATCAAACCTTGGAGATCAATACTGGGTTCAGTCTTAACTTCCGGCTCCACCTTTGATGTTGAAAGATCATTTACCAACGTAGTGAGGGATTCAATCTGAGCCTTAAGGGCACTGATATCATCAACTTCCACTACCTCAGGAGTTTCAACAACAACTTCAACACCCTCTTCCACTATAGTCTCAACTTCCTCTCCAGACTCACTACCCTCAGGCTTTTCTTCTGGTGGAGTTTCAACTATAGGTTCAACCTCAACTATATCACTACTAACATCATCAAGAAATTCCCCAATCTCGTCTGCCAAACTGGTAGTGGCCGCTGCATCCCCAGTATTGCCGTCAAGTTCATTAGCCATTCCTTACTCCTCGCCAGCTTCACTGGCAGATTTTGAGTTCTCATAAAGGTCCTGGAATATTCCAGCAACCATTCTCACAGCTTTAATACCCCCTCTAGTTTCGAGGTACAGTTTACTATCACAAGTTTCGTAGAAATCCCTCATGTCCTCAATCCGGACATTCAACTCATGGAGGAAATCTATATAAACCGAAGTCTTGAAGAATTCCTCAAAGTGTGTAGGAAGAGCCCTAGGTGTATAATCCCTAGAAGGGGTAACAACTTTGTCCAGAAGATCTTGTAAGTCAGACATTACATTCCCTCCATAGGTACTAGATTGCCGGCCTGAACTTCACTTGCCACTTCTTCATTCCCCATAGACATAGGCTGTATATTTCCACCCTTCCTAACGAAATCATTCACATTTTTAGCCCCAAGATTCCTTGCAATGTGGGTGAAGATTCTAACAACATCGAAGTTCTTTGCCAACTCTGGACTCCCACTAAGGGTTTGGAACAGCTGAATCCATGCCGAGGAATAGTTCCCTCCAGGTACTGACCCATCCCTGACCATTACATCATAGTTGATGTTGAGTTCATCGGGAGACACCCTGATTCTACCACGACCATGCCCGGCCTGGCCATATTCCTTAATAAGAACCTCTTGCCACTCCCCGGAAATCCTCACATACTGCTCATTCTGCATAAAGTGCTTATTATGATGAGCAAAGAATGTTCCTATATCCTGCATCCCTTGCATGCCCACAACCTTGGCAATCCTCTCAAGGCGATTAACTCCTCCGCCCATAGTCCCTTGGAACTCCGCAGAGGTAAGACGATCTGGACCACCTTGTCTAAGGGAACCTTGCATAGATGCGTCAGCCCCGGAGATTCTATCCATCCACTGAACAATCCAAGTAGAGTCCGCTACATTCCCCCTAGTGACATCATTCACTGCGAATTGTTGAGCAACGTCCTTTACTCCACGGCCCCACGCTGGGCGACGAAGTCGTATGAGCTTCCCAGGAGATGGATTCTTCAAATCATTACTATTAACCTGATACGGATCATAGATAATCATATCATGTATTGCCTTCCTTACATTGGCAATATGACTATTGAACATAAAGTCTAAGACCCCTTGCAATCCGTTCAAGATTTCAATCCGACTAATGGGGGTCATAGAATACCCATCATAGTCAGGAGCAATTACACTAATAGGGAACTTATTATGGCTAAGGTTAGCTGGTTTAGCACAAATAATCACTTCATCTGCAGCCAGTTCAAAGTACCATATCTCAGGGTATTCATTCTTACTCAGCCCGTAGTCACTTGGAATGAGTTTAACAAACATCTTAATAACATCCACTTCATTTGTCACATCAGTAGTGGAATGCGATCTACTGGAGAGACCTGACTTAGAACCCCTCCCAGAAGAATCCCCAGTAAATATCCCAGTTCTCCGGCCCTTAAGATTCCGCAGGTACTTAACATTAAACAACTCGGTGGAATTCTTCTCCTTCCCAAGTAGTGACATATAATTAGTAGATGCAACCCACCCTACATACTCCCCACTCTGGGGATCATGTATAGGTACGTTAACATCTGGGAGATACAAATAAGGATCAATATTCTCCAGAGCATTTCCTTCATAGGTTATTACATCCTCAGTGATGGTTTGCTTAGAAGAGCCAAATCCCAGGAAACCCGGCTTCTCAATAACCTTATCTACCGTACTACTCTCAGTAATCCAAGTAGGAGTCACGGCTCCAAATCCATAGGCAAAGGCATCCCTGGCCTGAGTATGTAGATTCAACCCAACCTTACTCTTCCCACACTGGAGGGCTATGATCTTCTCAAGTAAGATAGCACCTATTACGTCATTCGGTCCAGTCCCTTCATACCTGAAGATTGGATCTTGGAGAAATGCCGATACATAATACGAGAGGAGGGTCTCCAACACTGTATAGGAATATGGAAACACCACACTAATAGGTTTCCTATAATCCTTATCTTGAATTGCCTTCTCAGTATCATCCGGACGTATGTATGCAGTAAGGGTATGATCTATATCATTCCAAGTCTTATGTCTACCACTCATAACCCTAGCAGAAGCACTCGCCCTATTATAAACCATATCACGGAGTTTCTTATGAAGGGGAGATCCTGGAGTTAGGTTCAACCCCATAGGATAATCATAACTAGCCCCTGTAGTGACTAGGGCCCCCGCAGAAGTAGGCTCACCTTGAATTATTGCTGGCATAATATTCCTATGTAACATAATGTTATGAAGCAATCAAGGCTTCAGATAATAAATCCCATCTCAGACTCACTCATCATACCCTCGTCCGTCAAGGTTTCATATTCGTCTTCAGGTTCCTCCTGCTCATCCCCATCAGCAGGATCAAAATAGACTGCATGCTTATCCATGATGAAAGTAATGTATGCCGTAGCATCCATAATATCCCAGAGTTTACTCCTGGGAAAGCCCAGAAGTTGGCCCTCCAATCTACCACAATTATCCTTATTATGATACATATAACCCAACCTGTAGCTTGGAGCCAAACTTGCTACACGATCTTCCTTCTTACCTCTAGCCGGGAGTTCCATTAGGAGGGGATGAATCCCCCGAACTCTACACTCATTCTCTACAGGTTGGATTATAAACTGATTAATGCCAGTTACTTCGTATCCCAGGATAAAGGATGAATACTGTTTGACCTGCCGGAACATCTCCTCATACAATTGATCAGGGTAGAACTTATCTCCCACAGCATCCCTAACGAAGATCTTCTTGGAGGTCCGATCTACTGCAATCGTCACTACCGCCGAATCGGCGCTCTGTAGTTTAACAGTCTTAGCCGGATCAACAATCGTAACATGCAACATATTATACGTACGAATAGGTTCCTCAGGCTTTCCATCTTTACCATATGGGACTATTGTATCCCCTCTATCCTCAAAGTACTTAAAGTATTCCTGCTTGAATACCGCATCTTCCTTCGAAATAGGAACGTTCATCCTCTCCATATAAAAAGCATCAAGCGTCCCCAGTCTCCGATGCTCCTCAACCTCTTTAAGTATCTCCTCATCTGTCATGTAATTAGTATCATAAGACTTATAATTATCATCACAGATGGACAACTGTATAGACGCCCAGTCGGGAGAATCTATTAAATCCACAAGAAGGGAATCCTCATGTTTGATTGTATCTATGTAAATAAAGATACATCCCTTCGAGTAACGATCTTCAGTCTTCATCAGATCAGACCAGAACCAATCCTTCAACTTCTTCCTATTCTCTTCACTCCTGATTTCATTCTTATCTTCAAGATCATCTATGATGACAAGCTCAGGGCGGTGATTATTCCAGTTAAGTCCACGTACCTGTTGACCGGCACCCCGGGGAAGAATAAACGTCTCTCCATAGGCAGTCCAACAACTCTTGGAAAACGACTCATCAATGGAATCTTCCTTGTTAATAGCGTTCTTAATATTACCAAATAACTTCCTGACTTGTTGATTAGATATTAGATCGCGCTTAAGATTCTCAGTTTGCATCTCTGCACTGGTGGCACTATTACTCAAGTATACTATAAATTTCTGCAGCCTGAATAATATACTCCTCATTACCACCGATCTGGCAATAGACGTCTTACCAATCCCCCGGGGAGCCGCTATCGCTATCCTCTTATGGCCACTGTTAATCAGATCAAATATCTGCTGATGAAGTGTTGAGAAATCAGCATAGAAAATATCCGGAAAGATTACCTTACAAGTATACTTTAAATCCATTAAGCAATTAACTAATATATCATCCAACTCTTCCTTATTTAGATCTTCCATCAAGTCTCCAAGAGTTGTCTAAATTCCATTTCTAACTCCGCCGAAGGATTACAATATCCCTCATAGTCTAATATACTATAATCCTCTCCATCTTTGCTAACTATATCACTATAAAGTGGAGTTGCATACTTATACCATACCTTAATTATATTACCTAATATGGTAAACATCCAAGCATTAATATAGGTTAGATCAGAAATCATACCCCGTTTTATAGATATAAATGCACTCACTAAAGCATTCTGCACAAGGTCTTCGTAATCAAAGTACCACTTTAAATCCATAGAGTTCATCTTCTTCTTGATCCATCTTGTAAGACGCTGTCTCATTTCTTCAAAGAATTCATCTAATGCCCTAATGTCTCCATGCCAAAACTTAAGAAAACAATCTGCCCACTTCGAAGATGAACCTTCAGCCATCTCTATGGCCCTTGTTATTAAACTATTATACCCATACCATTGGAGGTTACTTAATTTACAATTAGTTCTATCACCATCCTTGAAGTATGGCTGAGAGTCATTATCAGGATTGGGTACAAATGCCCGGAGAACTTCCATATGAACTATGATATTAGACTTATGGAAATTATCAGTTATAATCAAAGACCTGTTATGAAATCCTGGGGTCAACAACCTTTCATGCTTTGTCCTAATGGATTTAACTCGGCCTTCCGTAGATATTAAAATTCTATCTCTACCTTCTATAGATTTCCAAACCTCTCCTGGAATATCCTCTATAGTTAAATCATCTATACTCCCCCACTTCTTAAGTCTCCTATAATGCTTATCACATAATCCTTTACACTTAGCAATATTAGTACACTCAGGTGATAAACATATAGAATCCATTATATCATAACCACTGTATTAAGAAGTTATAGTAGAAACCCACCCCTTTTTAATATCACAAGGGAACCACCAAGTATGATCAAGACTACTGGAAAATGTAGCTTGAACTTCCAAATAAGCTTTTCCCTGATATGTAATACCAGTAGTAGCACTGCCTGGAATTGCCACAGTAATCAAACCAGTATCCCATCCACTATCTACTACTTGATCTTCCTGAAGAGTCATATACTTAGTCTTTCTATCTCGACTCACCAGTATAACGGAAACTCCTGTAGGAGCCACATTTAAAGCCTCGTCATTAATATTCAACTGTACTTGTGCAATAGTATTATCACCAGTAACTATTTCAATATTCATCTAATTATCTCCATTATTGAACCATTACATGCCCAGGCCCAGTTAATTTCCCAGATGTATTATTAAGTTTTATTTGAAGCAATCTCCTAATAGCAATATTCGTACCTGTCCATACGTAGGGGGCACTATGAGAAGATTCCGTAAGATCATCAAATAATGCTGTTAAGGTGAAGGAATCTCCAATAGTAAGAACTCCATTAGCTACAACCCCACTGGCAGTTGAAGCCCCGGGAAAGTCTACTACCATAACTGTATTACAATATAGTCTATATCCTGTAACAGCGGGGCTAGTAGGAGGAGTATATCCCCAAGTAACAGTATACCCAGCAGCTAAGACATTAGATGCAAACAGTAATATAATAGCAACTATTATCCTTACCATGTTGATAACGTAGCTCGCTTCCATGTGTTAGTTGCAATACATCTATACTCATACCCAGTATCAAATGCCCACTCTCCTAAGACACAAGTAGAAGATGCGGTAGATGGCACGATAGAGGCCTTTCTTTCTTTCAATGCAACCCTAATATCTACTTCCGCTGCACTAAGGATATCATCTACTGCTGTCCCGGCATCATTAATAAGGCCATCTATAATACTGGTCCAAGCACAAGTTCCAATTCCAGTGGATTGAATTATCTGATTATCTGTAGTAGGAATCCCAGGCCAGCATTGCCCAGAGATATTAGCCTTCAGATTAAGGGCCGTCTGCATAGGAGTACTGATAGGCAATGCTGAGAGAAGAAAGTTAACACTAGCATTAGCTAATTCCGAGTTAATACCCCCAACTCTATCAGTCCCCACTGGGGTTGCCTTAGTAGGAATAGCACTCTGTTTAATCAATACTCCGGCCGCCTGAACTTGCCCCACAACTGTCAGCATTAATAAGATGTTAATTAGTAATTTCAATGTAATCTCCATCTTCTGTAGTTATATAATCCCCATCTTCTGTGCCCAGTACATAACCGTTAGCTACAGGCACAACTCCATCGAATAGCACATAGATATTGCCAGTGGGAATAGACTCAGATTTAGATAATGCTGTAATAGAATCTACAACATTACCCACTATAGGCACTACATTTATTGACAATGGGTAAATCATAACTTACCTTTTATCTTAGGAGGATCTTCAGCAAAAGCCTTCTCGACATCATCAAGAGCCGCCTTGAGTCTTGTTGCACAGTCTTTGCTCTTCCCAGATAACTTCCCCATAAACTTAGGATCAGCAAACAGGGTCTTGTGGAGATTTCCTAGAGTCAATTTAGTCTTAGCCATCAGATAACCTCCACAACTGGCTCATGCCAGATAGGTATGCCATTATGCATACCGAGATTAATAGCATTCCCGTCAGCATCTGTGCCTGTCTGGAACATCTTCTGCCCGTCCCGTTCGATTGAGATGATCTCTACATCATCAGACTCATAGTCGGTCATCAGATATTCACATGGCTCTATGAACTCATCCTTGATGATGACCCTACTGAAGCCATCACTCAGAGGGGTCATGCACTTGCCAATAAACTCCTCAATGATTGGAGCATCAGGATTGGCAGTACCTTCCCCAAAGATAGCAAGGCATAGAACTGCTGCTGCTTGAGGAGAAGTCTTGATTTTAATTATTACTGTGATCATGCCGGTAACCCCCATTGAGCTTTAGCCCAGGCTAGTGGATCGGCAATACCTAGTGGAATGTCTAGGGTTTCGAAGAGTGGGATATTGCCGGTGAACTGACTTGAAGATCCATTTGCCGAGAGTCCTAAAAAGTAGCTAGGTCCAATTCCTAGCGGGCTTTTTGCTGTAGCATTATCTAGCACCTCTGGAGTTGTCCACGAACCAGATGTTCTGCATGTGATGGACATCATGGAAGATGTTTTAATCCAAATAGTTTCAATTGGTACGCCTTCAGTAAGCACAAGATCGCTATATAAGGAGAAGATATCCCCAACAGTAGCCCCAAGGAAATAAACCCCATTCCCATTAATATCCGCAACTATTTCAAAGTAATTGCTGACGTCTAATTTTGTTCCAAATATCCTAGTGTTTACTTGCGTTTTAGCCCGAGGCACCACAATCATCCGATACGCCTGGTTATTGGAGCGTATGCGGCCAATGGTGAGGTAACTTAATACTGTCCC